CAAAGCACAGGCTGAAACAGCAGCACTTATTGAAGCGGCCAAAGAAGCCGAAGCCTTGGCAAATTATCACGCAGAAAATGTAGACCAAGCAAAGTAATAAAGTAGTTTTGTAGTAAATATAAAAATAATAATAATAAGGAGCAGATATGTCACAGTTAAGTGAATACAATCACTCTACGGATAGTGAAAAGAAAAAAGAAGATTGGATGAATGCCAAATGGCGTCCAGCAATGGGTTGGATGTATATGTTTGTGTGCTTATTTGATTTTGTGGTTGCTCCTATAGGGTGGACATCGATACAAGCGTTATTCCACGGTGGTATCAATACACAATGGCAACCACTGACCTTACAAGGTGGCGGCCTATTCCACGTGGCCATGGGTGCTGTGATTGGTATCAGTGCATACGGACGTACCAAAGAAAAACTAGAAGGCGTTGCCGGTAGCAGTCAACCAATGGGCACACAGTATGTTCCACCAGGTGGTATGCAGGGTGGCATGGGTATGAACTCAGGAATGGGTGGTGGATTTAACAATGGCGGCGGATTTAATAATGGTAGCGGCTCAACATTTGGCGCACCTTCGTCGGGAGGTTTTGGTAGTCCAGCACCAGCATTTGGATCAACACCAGCACCAGCATTTGGATCAACACCAGCACCAGCATTTGGATCAACACCAGCACCAGCATTTGGCACGCCACCAACGCTGACAACTACACCACCTCCTGCGGTCAGCGGTAAACCAAGTGGGCCAGCACAGAGCTTCCCAGCACTTTAAGGATAACAAAATGAAAAATTTTATCATCACAGCAGCAATAATGTTTGGATTAGTTGGCATACTGCCCAAGGCTAATGCAGAAGCAGTCATGCAGAAGGTCTGCCATGAAGATGTCAAGACCAAACGGGAAGTATGCAAGACAATCAAAACTCACAAAAAAGTAGAAGGTACTCCTGTGCCCGAAGCTCCTGCAAAAAAGTCCGCTAAGAAAAAGTAATCAATAAAAAACCCGCCGAAGCGGGTTTTGGTCTTTTCTGTTACGAGGTATTTCCTACCCTAGGCTGCCTAAGCGGCCAATGCGAACTGTGAGTCGTTTGCGTTTACGTTATTTGCTTTTAGCGTCTACTCCTGACGTGTTGCCTCGTTCAGTAGCTCACCATGTCGAAACTAGTCATCCCCACCAAAATATACTACACAATATGCTTTGGTGGAGATGGTGGGAATCGCACCCACGTCCACAATGCCTTCCTTACGGAGGGATTACAACAATTCTTTTAAAACTTAAACGGTTTGTACCATAGCCGACACAGGTGGTGGAGTAAAACTGTTAAAAACTCCTAGCCATTCATTGGCTGCTGCTTCTGTAGTCCAGATTCTGATACCAGGATTACTTGCACCAGCATGAGCACAGGTACCATTGGTAGTGCCAGCAGCTATAGCATTTGACAAGGCAGAATCTTTAATAGCGGACTCTTCGGATGTAAGCTTTCGACCTAAATCGACGTATGTAATAATTACAGACATATAAATTCCTTTTTAATTTTTAAGAACCAACTGTGGTTACAAACGACTCAACAGGCAACGGAGTAAATGTATTACAAAATGCTACCCAACCATCGGCTGCTTCTTGTGTGGTCCAAATTTGAATCATCGGGCCACCGTTGAACAAATCACCAGTATCAGCTCGACTACCGTCGGTAGTACCAGCAGATACACACTTGGCAAGTTCATTCTTCATTGCAGTTCGTTCATCTGCTGTGATTGCACGACCTAAATCGACATACGTTATAATTACAGACATATAAATTCCTTTTTTATTCTAATATTTATTGTTAACACTAAACAATTTAGTTGTATCCTTTTACAGCTTTTCCGTCGATCTTGGGATTACCCCTGGCACACGCTTCTAAATACTGTTCACGCCTGCGCTCTTCGGGCAACGGACCACATCCTAAACGACCCCACTCTCGATCAGAATAAAAAAACTGGTTTACTGGTTGTTTTTTATTCTGTTCCATGCGTGTATTTAGCAAATTTTACTACCCTTACGCCTATTCTCAGTAATTGTTAAATATTGTAGGTTACTAAGCGTATGTAAACCACCTTTGCTAATAGGAATGATGTGATCCACTTCGTATCCTTTTGGGCAACTATCATAAAATTCCTTTATGGATATTCTATCAGCATCCGGCGGAGTTTGATTTTTAACTTTTGCTCTATAATTTGCTGAAACTTCTCTTGCTTTTTTTCTTGTTGCTTCCTTTAATTCTTCTTTGGTTTTATATTTTCGCCTGGTATAATCATAACATTTAACAGTGCAGTATTTGCCACGCCCACTTATTTGAGTATCGCAACCTTTGCATTTATAAATCTTAGCTGACCTTTTAGGAGCTACTTTATTATTAAATGAAGCTGCACAACTGCTATTACAAAATTTGTTATTCTTTTTTTCTTGAGGTAGTTTGGAATTACAATGAGAGCAAAATTTTGGATTAGCTTTATACTGTTCTTTCATTTTACGGGCATACGCTAATCCGCCGGCTCTACAATTGGCACGATTGGCAGCAAGTCTTTGAGGTGTTAACTTTAGTTTCATATTATATTTATAAATGGTGGGCCAGATTGGATTCGAACCAATGGTGTCCTTTTGGAGATCGATTATGAGTCGATTGCACTCGGCCGTCTGTGCGACTGGCCCAACATTGTTAGTATAACACTAGGGCTCATAATTGTCAAGAAATTGCTGTAGATTTCCGTATAGATTGACCATTACAGCTTCTCTGCTACCAAAAAATACAATGTGTTTGGGTATGCCCTTGACAGCAGAAATGTAGTAAGGCATCTGCATTTTGCGGTCCAACTTTAAAATAGTTGTTTGATTAAACAACAACGGATCGTCAATGGAATATGAATAGTGTTCTAGTTCTAGTCGTTCAACAAAGATCTGGTATCCAAGAGCAGTCAATCTCATGCCGCCATTGCGACGAATATTGTACCACCAGGCAGGCAAGGCTGATTCCGTACTGATCCGTTGCTCGTCGGGCAACAAGGCTATTAATTCTTCTGTGAGTTTCCGTTTATCGCGCACATTAGGGATAAATTTGATCGCCTGACTTTAACAGAACTACAGTGAATTTGTCAGTTTTAAATTGTGTGTTGAGTTTGCGGGCCAAATTTTTAGCGTGTCCAGGATTGCTAAATGAAACCTTTTTGTATTTGGGTCCAGGATACTGGATCAACATGTTTGAGGTTTTAAGATTAATGGGCTTGGCATCATAAAATACCGCCCACACACCTTCGCTGGCCAAGACTTGTTCAGTCTTGTAAGTGGCCTTGTTGGTGTGCTCAATTAATACGTTGGGTTTTGGTCTTGACATAAAGTTATTTATGCCAAAATATAGGTATATTTAGAATGTTTTAGGCTGGATGAATCAGGCCAAGATCAACCAATCCGGGCAACAAAATATTGTTGGTCCACATAACAATACAGTCATGGTTTGGATGGAATCCATCATCTGCCAACTGATCATGAGCAAAGCCGTACTCAAACATAAAATCCATTGGCTTTTTTGGAACTATTGGTAGCTTCTTTAAATTGATCAGTGTTGTACTAGCAACATAATTGTCAAACTCGTGAGTCAGATCTGGCTTGGGAATATAAGGCGGGTATAATAAATTACAATAAAAACTAAATGCAAATGAAATATTTCTACTGGTCAAATAGTCGGCCACTTGAAAAATTCTATCGGCCGACTGTTGTGCTCCTAGAGTTTTTAATTCATTGTCAGTTGAAATTTTTATTGGGTTATCGTTGCGGCAATAAAAATGTTCTTTTAAAAATGGTCCCGGGTTACCAGAGTCCAGCTGGGATACTTTTTTTAAAAAACGATTTAGTCCAGACCACATGACCACAACCAATGTTTTTTCTGCATCTTGATCGGGCATACTAGAAAAGTGATGCAGTATTGATTCAGCAATGTAGTCATTTCCCACGCCCGGAAAGCTATAATCAAATGCCTGGGCCATACCGCATTGTTGTTTTAACAACCCTGGCCAGGTACTAGCACAGGTATCAAGTCTTCCGGAACAGGTAAAACTGCAACCGCTGGTTACCAAAATAGATTTTTTTGTACGATAAGTTTGACTTTGTGGATTATTTTTCCAACTTGGAATGTACGGTACCTGCATTGGGTTATTTAAAACGTACCGCCACTGACCTGTACTGTAATTGTTTCTTCTGCTTGGGAGATCTTGGTCACCTGTTCGCGTAGATCATGCAGTTCCGCCAACAGTCTGGTAATGTCGGCATGGAGATCTTTGGCATCAGTCATGGTCATGACAAAATCTCTAGCGCCGCGTGATTCGTGTCCGCGCACACGATCCACAAACTTAGTGAGATGTATGGTCACGGGCTTCCTGTTCAGAATAGAATGGGCCTTGATAGGGATAGCGTTGCAACACAATTAATTTTGGTGCCTGTACTGTGCGCCAGTGGCGACCTTTTTTGACATTGTACCAGCCTGCGGCCAGCCAACTTTTGCTTTTGTTTGTTTTGGTATAAACAGGTAACTGTTGAGGAACGTCCCACATGGGATTGTATATTCGTCCCGAAACCGGATATCCGTGTACGTGATTCGCAGTTGCGCTTGGTTTGGATTTTTTAATCGGAGGCTCAAACGCAATATTGATCTGTCGAGCCACCATTCGTATGGTTTTAAACTGTGCTATCTGGTTATTGATTTTGACCTGATATCCACCGTCGCAGGCTTCGATGTTGCCGACCTTTTGGTTGTCTTTTTGTAAGATCCAAAACTGTTTGTCAATTACGGGTTTTGCTATAATCATTTGTTTAACTCCTTTTTTCTACATTCTTCTTGTACCCTAACAGGTACATCAGGATGCCAACCGCCCATCAACATCCTGCAATCATATGTTACAACAACTACACTGCCTTTGTTTGTGGGCCAAAAAGCCAACACCAGAACCGCAAGCACAATACCAAATGTTACCGAAGTCCAAAAAATATCCTTAGCCATTTAATACACCTTGATAGGTAGCGTTCATCCAACGACCAAACGAGTCAGCAGATTCACTACACTTGTTTAGTTCATACTTGCCACAGAACTGCATGAAACGCACACCAACCTGACCAATGTCCTTGTGGCTAATCTGTTCGCGAATTGAGGCATCTACCACTGCTTTGACTTCGTCGGGTTGTGCTGTAAGATCAATCAGGGTTCTGTTACGCTCATAGTCATCTAGGACACGATGCTCAACACCGTCTGGGTCGGTCCATCTTTGCAACATAAGGTTGTTCCAACTGTAACCTTTTTTATCCTTGTCAGAAAACGCTTCTTGTAGGCCGACTTTGTTTTTGGTACCTTTCGTCCGAACACCAGGGAATGCCGAGAACACATTATCACTTGAGTCACCGCGCATACACTTCTCGAAGAGAAGCCATTGCGGATCAGGAATAGTCTTAGGCTCTTTTGTTTTCTTGTCGATAACCGGTTTACCTTTGGCATCAAATATTCCTTCTACGGTGTGTAATTCGTCGGTGATTCCGTTGTATTGTTTAACATTAGAAGCAAGCAACTGGACAAAATC